TACACCAACCGCACGCTACAACATCTACACTGTATTATTATGAATATCTCTTGCTTCATCAACGTCAAATATTAAGTCGCCATTTTTATCGAGTGGCAATTTTTGAATAATAACTTTCAATAACTGCTACAACATCTTGCGGCGATCAAGATCTTGGGCTTCATCTAATTCCAATATTTTAGGAGTGATGCTTACCAATAATGGATAATCTCTATTATTAAGATTAATTTTAAAGGCAAGGTCTGGGTCTAAAAGCCACCAGCCACGGCTACCATCGTTCATCTTTTGATTCAAAGAGTTTTTCTTATAAGCGATATAAGCCTTCGCAAACTCCTCTGGATACATTTTGAGAACTCTCATTCTCAACTCTACATCCGGGAACATATCATCAAAAAACTTTGGATTAAACTCAACCGCAGGTTTGTTACCTACTTTAAAGCGACTACGGCAATAATTAATAGGTAATTCCTAAAAAGTAAAGCCTTTAGAGGTTTCAATTATATAACCATAATAACAACCATCAACAATAACTTTTAAAGCCATGTCATTACAAAGTTTTTTGATCCCACTCTCATCAAAGTAATCAAGTGCTTCAGCAAACTACTCAAGAATTTTTTCATTATTCTTTTCATTCTCTTTAATTACGTAAGGCATGATATACCAGTCATAACGATACAGTCCTGCAAAATATTTACATAATCTTTCGTACAAACCACTTACTTCAAAAAAGTAATTTGATATATCACGAAGTTTAGGATAGTCCTTGCGCGCAAGTGCCTGCAAGATAGACAGTTTTCCATATGTACGTCTGTCAATCTTTTGAAAAGATCCAAGATCAACAACTGCATCATCTAATGTCTAAAATCCTACTTTTACCTTACCATAATCTACTATATTACCATAGATATCGTGGAGTTCTGGACGTTGAACGATTGAAAAGCCCTTGCTGTGGATGTTCTCTTGGCGATCACCCAATTCAATCCCTCCTTAATATCCAGCTTTTTCCATAATATAATCATAAGTGATTAAATTCTCATCCGTATAAGGGATCTCAACTAGATTATATTCATTAAGCGCACAAAAACGACGCTTATTTTTATCGTTGAACTATTGGCGATAAAATCCTTGCTTTCCGCCATACTTACTCGATGGCTCAAAATGTTGTTTACCTTGATACTCAATCAAAAAATCAACATTTCCATCATCATCAAATACACAAAAATCGAAACGCAATGGTCTGCCATTTGGACTATTTAGTCCTTCGAATGATTGCTCCATAGTGAAGTTCATACCGGCTTCGCGCAATATTTCTTCGATCTTTATTTCTCCTCTTGAAGCACGCAATTTTGACACCTCAATTCATAAATAACATATCGCTAAATCTTTTCTTATTACGTTTACGTTTTTTATCTTCTTCTAATTTTATCCAATATAATCCGTATTCAAATGCACTAAATTTATCCTTTTTAATACCTTTATTTGCTTGCTTCAAAATGATATTTACACCTTCGTTTTCCTCACGAAGATTCATCATTTCTTCTTTTAATATGGAAGTTAAAGTAAATGGTTTAAGATATTCTGCCCGTTCCTCAGGTTTCATATCCTGACCTCTTTTAGTCGCCATCAATTTAATTTTAGCAACACGTTCATCAATTAACATCTTAACTCTTCCGGCTTGCATCATACTTTGCACATTACCATGTACTTCAGTATTAATCGGTGCATTTGCTTTAATTACCCAAAGCGCATTTTCTTCACAGATCTCAGTACGATATTTCTTATATTCACCATCTTCGTCATTATCTACACCAAAGTCTGCAATTACATCGCCAGTGTCTGGATCAGTTTGACCTTTAACGAAATAGTCAACTAAACCAATACCGAGACCATTACCATCAATGACTACCTTCTTAGCTTTATATTTATAATATAACTTCTTAATAAATATACATTGATCTTCAAAATGTGCATCACTTAATGTATAAATATTGACCAAACTAATTAAAGCATTTCCCGCAGTTTGCGGATTAACTTTAAACACGCAAACAACAGTATCACATCCACGCCGACCAACATCGACAGAAAGCACATAATAAGCATTTTTTGTGCTTCGACCGGAATACTCATATTCAGGCTATTTTAAAATTCTATTATGATCGAATTGTTCTGCATTAAAGAACGCATCTTCAATAGTGCCAGACCAAACTGATTCATATTCACGCTCAAAGGAAGATTCATTAAATGTACCGTCCATTTTAAGATCTCTAATAAAGGTCTTATCAAGCAAATCCATTAAAACCGGAATTCTCCATGTACCGCCCATTACCATTGCACGTTCAGGCTTTACAATCTCCCAGCACAAAATCTGAATTAGTTTGTCATAAGCAAATGTATTCTTCCATCCAGCTGTAGTAACATAAATTTGTGATTTATTAAGAACTTCATTGTCATCTTTTCCACCACATGCCGCGCGTCTAGAAACGTTCATTGTCGGAATAATAACTTCGTTAAGGATTGTACCGTCGATACCAACACACTCTTCCATGAGCCCGCCATGTCGACGCTGACCTCTTGAAGTTTCGCGAGCTGCTATATTGTCCAGCACTGACCCGTTCTTAAATATGTATCTAACATAATCTTTTCCCTCCATTGTCTTACCACGACGCCAATCAATCTCGTCGTGCAACGCAGGGATTAGATGACATAATTCTTGTACTTTAGCTTTAATAATACTAGATGCCTGTTCCTTACCGCCAGAAGTAACAAATAGCTTTGCTCCTGGATACAGTATACAACGTATAATTAAAATTAATGCGGCTAAAAACGATTTTGAATAAGCACGTGGGAATACTGCATACGTGTACTTATAACGCATTGCCGCACGTAAAAATACACGCTGATAAAAGAATAATTCAAAGTTCATTG